TTCGACATGCCGATGTAAGATGTGGTGATCTCGTTGGCGTTGATCGGCCATAGTTCGAGAGTCTGCCCGCCAACACCGCGCACCCGGAGGAGAAAAGCCTTATTGGCGACGGCGAGCGACGCGGAGATGAAATATTGCAGCGCGGCGCCGGTCCATTGTGTGTTTGGATTGACCAACAAATCATCGATCTGCTTTTCCTCGCGGGTAAGCGGACGGTTGGTGGTCGGTTTGACATCGAGCTCAACCGAGCTCGACATCTGCGCAATCATGTCGACGCACCGCCAAAGATAGATTGAGCGGGTATATTCGCGCAGCATCTCCATGTTGACGCGGTTGAGATTAAGCGCCATCCCCGGCGCCGTACTCTCAACCGGGAGATCGGGCGCCCGCGCCGGCAACCCGCCGCGGGCCTTGGCGATCCAGCTGATCGGGTTGATCAGGGCCGGCAGGTTCATCGCAGTCGCTCGGGCCGCCGGTAGGGTGTCGCCCGGTTTACCGAGGTGGTGGGCGGGATCACCGGTTGCGGGTACTTCTTATCGACATCGATGCCTTTCAGCTTGTCAATGTTGATGGCAACGCCGCGGGTGACGGCCTGGGTAAAGCCACGGACATCGAACCGGGAGGCGGCGGTAATGGCAGCGCGGCGTGTTTGGCCGCAGGCTCCGCAGGGCATAAGGCGGGTCTCCATTTGATCGCTCGCGGCCGAGCATACCCTAAACGGTGGGCCCGTTGCACCTTTCCGGTGGCAGGATTATGCTTTGCGCGCGGGTATGCACCGCGCTGGCGGGCACAACATGCTGCAATTCGTCGATCTCGGATGCGCCTACGAAACCAAAGCGGTGGCCGATGATGTCGCCAGCATCACCGGCATCGCCTCCACCGCGCATCCCGATCAGCACAATGATTTGGTCGAGGCGGGCGCGTTCGAGCCGATCGGCGACAGCATCAAGATGCTGCGCGACCACGATCGTAGTCAGATCATCGGCGGGTGGAAAAGCTTCAAGCAGGATGGCAAGCAGCTGAAGGTGGAGGGCGAGCTCTGTCTCGCTGCCAACCCGAAGGCGCAGGAGACCTATGAGCTTTTGAAGCGCGGCTATATCGACGGGCTGTCGGTTGGATTCAATATCAAGCCCGGCGGTGCAGTGTACGAAGACAAGACGCTGCGCCGCACCATCAAAAAAGCCGAGTTGATGGAATGCTCGATTGTCGCCTTTCCGGCCAACAAGGGCGCGCGGGTGCGCAACGTCAAGGATCTGCTCGGCTCGCAAACGTCGACCTATGATTGGCTGACCGACACCGGGTTTAATCCCGGCGAGATCGAGATCCTGATGCGCAAGGGCTTTGACGCGCTGATCGCCGAGCGTATGGCGGAGGAGCGCGGCCGCTTGCAATTCAAGCCGATCGAGGAGCCGCCGGCGGTTGATGACGATGAGTTGCCCGACGACTTGATCGAGAAAAAGGATCCGGCCAAGCCGTACGGTGACGTTGCCTATGCCGATCCCGGCTATCAGGACGATGGTAAAAAGCGCTATCCGATCGACACCGAGGCGCATATCCGGGCGGCTTGGAATTACATCAACAAGCCAAAGAACGCCGGCAAGTATTCGGGCGACGAGGTGAGCAAGATCAAGGGCCGCATCGTCGCCGCCTGGAAAAGAAAAATCGATCCGAAGGGCCCGCCGAGCGCGGAAAAGGACTATTCGGCCGATGAGGTTGCTACCGAGGTGCGCGGTTTCCTGCGCACAATCCTAGAGAGGGCTTGAGATATGGGTGATCAGTCAGGCTTTGCGGAGTTGGTTGCCGAGCTCAAGACCACACGCGAGCAAGTGATGACGGCCGACGCCGAGCGGGTCAAGGTGATCGAGGAGTTGCGCGGCGACATCCTCAAGGGCTCGAAGTCGCTCGGCGACACTGAGGGCAAGCTTGTTCGCATCGTCACCGACATCGCCACGCATGAGACCAAGATGCAGGCGATGCAAGACTCGATGAACAACCTCATACGCAAGATGACGCGCTCGGGGGGCCCGAATACCACCGATGGCGCCGTCGACGAGCGCAAGCACGCGATCGATCTGCTTGAGCTCAAACACCAATGGAAAGTGCCTAAGCAGGATCCCGAGCACCCATTCCAGCCAACCGAGGATCAAATCACCGAGGCTATCACCGCCAACAAGGCGGTGCGCGCTTTGATGCACACGACAGACGTTGCGATGCTGTCGCCCGAATATCGCAAGTCGCTGTCGTCTTTCAGCATGGGCGCCTCGGGCTTCATTCTGCCGCCCGAGATCTCAAACAAGATCCTGTCGTGCTTGGTGTACCCAACCGACGTTTCCGGGCTGTGCGGCAACCTCACGGTCTCGGGGCCATCGATCAAGTTTCTGGTCGACAACGTGCTACTCGACACCGCGGCGTGGGCATGTGAGACGACATGCTTTGCCAACAACCCGCAAACGCACCTCACCGATGGCCTCGGCGAGCTTGAGATCAAGCCGGAAACGCTGCGCTACATCATCTGCACCACGCGCGATCTGCTTGAGGACGCTGCGACTAACATCGAGGCTTGGATGGTCAGCAAGGTGCAACGCGCCTTTGGGCTCACCATCAGCAACGCGATCGTGAGCGGCACCGGCGTCGGCATGCCAACCGGGATTCTCAATCCCAACACCAACATTCCGATCTGCGACACCTCGGCCAACACGCCAACCGGCACGTTCACGTGGCAAGATCTCGTGATGCTCAAGTGGCAAGTCCCGATGTCGTTTGTGGGCGGCGGCTCCTATTGGATGAACCAATACACGATGGGCCAAGCGCTCACGCTGTCGGATTCGATGGGGCGGCCGATCCTGTTGGCCGATCCGACCGAGGCGGGAACCTTCATGATCGCCGGCTCGCCGGTGCAGATCGTGACCCAGATGCCGAACGTGGCGGCCGGCTCGCTGCCGGTGGCGTTCGGCAATTGGAAAGAGGTTTACATGGTCATTAACCGCAAGGCGGTGACCATGATGCAAGATCCGTACAGCGCGGGCTTTTGCGTTCTGTTCAAGTTTGAGGCGCGCGTCGGCGGGGCTGTGATCTGCTCAAACGCCGCGCGGTTGCTGCGCATCCACTAAGGGAGACTCGCAATGATCAACATCAAGAGCGCCGTCGGTTGGGTGCTTGGATTCGTTTGCGCGGATCCCAAATACACCGATCTGTCGGTCGCTTACCTGTATGCGGTGGTGGTTTCGAATTTTTCCGGCGCCGACATCACCACCGGCACGATGAAGTTTCAAAGCGCAACGGCGCTGGCCAACAACCCATGCGCGCCGGATCCGGCAACATGGGCCGATGTGCAAGTGTCGCCGGAGTGCAATCCCGATCCCAATGCCGCCACGGCGACGGCGCAGATCACCATCAGCGCGCAAAACCCGCTCAAGAATGGCGGTTGGTGCGCGTATGCGGTTCCGTGCCCCAATCAGTTCATCAAGCTGGTGGGGGTGCCGACGGGCGCCGATGCGGTGTGTGTGCTGACGCGGCTCAAGCGCTCGGGGATCCCGACCAACCCGGTAAACCTGCAAGTGCATTGAGCGCGGTTCTCTTTGCCCGTGGGCGTTCGCGGCCACAACGGGTGGCCGGAAATGTTGTCATCCGGTTTCGTGGCTCGGGCCGGGCGCGGTTTCGGCTCCAGCACGGACGCCCCACCAAAGGGCGCGCGCCCGACCCGCTGGCATGGTGCGACGTTTCCCAACTGAGCAATGCGCGGTTTGACCAAGAGCACGCGCTCGATCAATTTGGTGGTACACTGCCGCTGATCGATACCGTGAGCCGTGACACCGATGTGTACTACCGGCACCACAATGCGGGATGGTTGCGGGTGGTGCCGCTCGACGACGACGAGGAGAATCTTGAGCGATGTCGCTCCTATCAGGTTCTAATTCATCCGACCGCCCGGTTGTCATCGTCCGGTGTACGGCACCTGAGACAGTTATTCTCTACGTTAACGGGTTTGATGCGACGAGCTTTGAGCCCAACGAGTTCTACGAGGTGCCGCGACACATCGCGAGCTCGATGATTGACCGGGGTTGGGCGCGGGTGATCACCGAGGCGGATCTGCGCGAGGTGTCGGAAAAAGAGCAGCACCGCGAATCCGACGCGGTGCTCGACATGACGAAAATCAAGAAGGAGGACTAGCGATGGCTACACCTACGGCGATGGCGACGGGTTGCGGCGGGTGCCCGCCGACGGCTTGGCCGGCGTGCACGCTCAATTGGTTCAAGTCGCCATGCATGTGCACGGTTACCGGCACGATGACCGCGGCGGCCGAGGCTGAGCAAGAGCCCGAGCACCAGACGACGCACGGCACTGCGCACGCCACGAGCGCGCGGCACCGGTGATCGGGCGGATTATTCCGTTGCGGCCGCGAGCGGTCCCGAATAAGCGGCCGCCGGCGACGCGCGGGGCCCCTCCGGCACCTCACGTTGCCAAGGTTCGCGGGAACCGAATCGTCGCGCGTTCCCGCGGGCCTAACAAGATCGTTTCAGGCTGGCGCGCACAGCGCATCATTGCGACGCCGACGATTGAGGAGGGCTGACCATGGCAGGCTATCCGCAAACCTCATGCCCGCCGGCAAACGCATGTTGCTGCGATCCCTGGTCGATCGAGCCGGGCGGACAAAAGGCGCTGCAAGTCGACTGGTCGCAAGCGCTCGCCTCGCAACCCGGCTTTGGCACCATGGGGATCAATGCCGTCGAGATCGCCGACTTGCTCGATGTCAATCAGTCGCCACCGGTGCCGGCGGTTGATACTGAGATCTCGTTGGTGTCGGGAACGGACACAGACCCGACGGTGTCGCAACCGGGCTTT